ACCTTTAGGCTATTTTTCTTATATGCTTCTGGATTAGACTTGTTCGTGTTGCCTTTAAAAAGGATATATGGTTCCCCAGTTGCTTTACGTTTTTGGAGTAGCTTCGACCATCTTTGCCTAGCGTCTTGATTTCCCGCTTCAAGTCTTCGCATAAACTTATCGCCAACGACAACACACTGGTGTAAGTTAAGAGATTGTCTATTGACGTCTCCTTTAGGTTCCCTAATTTCAAGCCAATCGAGGAAGTCATCGTGTTCAATATTGATATTAACTGAAGCAGCTCCTCTTCTAACGCTACCTTGGTTGGTTGCGAGTATAGTTGAGTCGTAGATTTTGCAAAAAGGGACAACGCCGTCTGAAGTTCCATTACCTGTTATTTTAGCACCAGCGGGACGTATCATATTAATTCCGATACCAACACCCCCGCCGTGTTTTGCTAGTAACATCATTTCTAAATTTTTAGCTCCAATATCCTGTATACTATCTGCTACGTCAATACCAAAGCAACTAATAGGTAAACCCCTGTCTGTGCCTGTATTAGACAGCACAGGAGAAGCTAAACATAACCAACCCTGCCATATATACTCAAAAAACTTTTCAGCTAATTCTGGCTTGTATAATCGTCTCGCGACTGCGTTGCAGACTCTCCAGTACGCTTCTTTAGGGGTTTCTCCGTTAAGTAAATATCCCCCGGATATAGTCTTTTTGTAAACTTCTGTGTCTCCCCAGTTTGGATAGTCAACACCTTTTTTCCATTCATTGTTCCACATTTATATATTGTATAAATAAATTAAATAACCTATTACAAGGTTTATGTTAATAATAACTAAGTTCCACTGTTTAGCTACCCATACTTGGGGGATTAATAATAACCCTCCAACTATATAAGTTAGAGCACCCATTATACCATAATTAAGTAAGTAAGGTGAAATCATTATGAAAGCTGAGCCCATATATCCTAATCTAGAAGACAATCTTTCAACTGGAGTTAGTCTTCTTTCTTTAACTAATGATCTAAGCCATCTTTGTTTGAAACGGTATTCGCATTTTATGCATGTTTTTTTACCTTTTCTAAACTTTATTGGTAATTTACTTTTTTCACATTTATTACATGTTATTTTAATTTCTGCCATAGCTCATTTATATTGTAGTTTACAAGCGAAAATAAAAATATAATTTTTTTTATTGTCATTTATTTAAATATATTACCAAATATCCTCAAAGTCTTCTCCCTCATTCGCTTTGGAATAATCAGTCGGGCGAACAGCAAAAAAATCAGTATGAGTATGCCCCCCGGTAAGATGATAGAACCAATCAAGATTTTCTGATGCGCTTTCGTCAAACGCAAAGTACTCCCCGAGGTCGAAGTAACCAAGTTCTTGCAATTTTTCATTGAGACGTTTTCTAATGAATTGTTTAAGGTCGTAAGCTCTAAGGTTTTCAATGTCCCCGAGTTCGAACATTTTGTCAATATACTTTTCTTCTGATTCAAGCATTGTTTTTGCTGCTGTAATAACGTCATCTCTACAATCTTCTAGTAAGTTAGGTCTTTCTTTACACATATGTCTAAATAATTGACAGCCCATCTTACTGTGCAATGATTCGTCTCTAACAGACCATTTCATCTGTTGTCCAATGCCTTTAAGAAGGTTTCTAAGCTGAAAAGAATAAAGCACAGCAAAAGCGGAATATAAAGATACTCCTTCAGCAAAAGCACTAAATATAGCCAAAGACTTTCCAATTCCCACAGGGTCAATACCGTCATAGGCAACAAGGTTTTCGAATCGCTCTGCAGTAGCAGGTTCATGCAAAAATGCTTCAAAGTCTTCAAGCCCTAGTGTTTCGTTTAAATATGAATATGCTACAGCGTGAATTGTTTCTTGGCTACCAAACATCATAGCCATTTGCTGGATTTCGTGCTTGGGAAACCAATTAACAACTTTTTGTGTCCAGTAATCAGATACCGCACATTCTGTTTGAGCAAAACCTAAAAGAATATTTCCTACTAAATTTTTTTCAGCACTAGTTAATTTTTCGTTCCAGTCTTTAACGTCTCCCGACATAGGTATTTCGGTATGTAACCAAAATGCTTGTGCTTGTTTTAACCATCCGTCATTATAGTATTCAGGATATTCAAAAGGTTTATATGCTATACGCGGTTCAAATAGACCCATTTATATTTCTAATTTTTTTTCGTTATTATTTTGTTTTGCTTTTTCTTTTAGCTGTTCTACCATTTCATCATAATTAGGAAGCTGTTGTATAAAAGCGTATAGTCCAGAAACACGCTCATCTAACATTTTCATTTCCATAATTATTTGTTCTGATATGGTTTTTAGCTGTATAATTTTGCCAGCAAGCTCAGCTCTGGTTGGTGTGCTCATATTTAAAATTTTTACTTAATATTAAAGGACTTTCATCTTTATTAGATTGTATTTCAAAATGACTGTCTTTTTCTTTTATAATTATTTTTTTATTCTTAAATCTATTAGGATATTTTTTTAATAAGTATTCGTATAAATCATTCATTATATATTGCTAAACAAAGTTCTACAAAAGGTATATATATTACGTGCTCATTGTATCCGTCGTTAATATAAGTTCTCGCTCCAATAACAACACCAGGATATAGTCCTATGCTAAGTTCCCATGGCTTCATATTGTTGTTCTTTTAAATAATAATTAAGCATTTTCATGTGGTGGGTTATCCTCTCTGAATAATGACTCCTCAATGTAAAATCCATATCGTCCTGCGATTTCGTCAATTGTTCTTGAGTTAATTCGCTTGCTATTTCTTGCATATTTTTTAATATCTTTTTCTAGTTTACGTCTTTTATAATGTAAAGAAGCTAATTTTTTCTGCTTTCTTTTATTAATTGAATCGTCCTGTCCACTTCTCTCTGATTTTGCGGTTTGTAAAGCGTCTTTCCAATATTGTTTTTTGTCAGCCATAATTTAAATAATTTCCAACGCAAGGGAAAAGACTCATTAGCTCTTCCCTTACATTCTATTATGTAATCTTTTCCAGTAAAGTCAGGTGTATATTTAATCCCCAGCACTTTCTTGCTCCCCCTGTTAGTGTAGTCACCTTTTCCATTTGATTGTTTTTCGTAAGATTCATTTTTAAAATCAAAACTTTCGACAAGCTGGAAAACTTCACCTTCATAATATTCAAATAATTTTTCTTTCTTTAAAGCCATATAAGTATAACGTTCTAAACCTGACGCAAAATTAATACCATCATATGTTATTTTCTTTGCTGTTACAGGCCCTCGCTTTTTACTTTTTTTTCGTTTCATGTATTATTAGTTGTCCAGGTTTTATCAATATTATATCCCAATTGATCTGGTGGGCCAGGCTCAGGATATGATGACATAAGTTCTGCATCTACATCAATATCTTTAATATAGCAGTCTTCAATTTCTTCTCGCAAAGACATTCTTGCTTTTTCAATATAATTAACCGCATCCATTAATTCTTCTTGTAAATGATTAAGCCAGGCATCTAATGGTTGATCGTCATCATTAAGAGTCACGCCATATTTCTTAAAGCCTACATCAGATCGTTTCTGTATTTTGCTTATTACTTGTTGTATAATTTTATCACGCATCTTTTACAAATGTTCCATTAATCATTCTACCAGTTCTATTAGATATTTCATCATAAGCAGACTGAATGCAGTCTTCAATATTGACACCGACAAGGTGGGCAAGATTAGTAAGAACAACAACACTATCACCAATAGCATCAATAATACCCTCTTTGTCGTTTTTAAGTATAGCTTGGGATAGCTCTCCTGATTCTTCATATAGTTTAATTAATTGTGTTTTTGCGTCGCCCTTATCATATATACCTCTGATTTTAGCCCATTCTCTAATTAATTCAAATTGGTCATTGTGCGAATATAGTTTTTCTTCGCTTAGTTTTTGGAACTCACCCGCTTCAGCCATGGCTTTATTATAAATATAACAGGAGTTAGGGCCAAATTGACTATTATGTACATTAGATATAACCCAATCAATTTTATCAGTTGAATCAAGTTTAAACGTTCCATACTGTGTTTTAATTTCTAAGTCCGCTAAAAATGCTGTATCTAATTCTTTAGAAGATATTTTAAATGTAGTAGTTGCCGCGGATGAGCTGTGTTTATTCATAGTCTTTTTAAATAAGTCTTTATAAGGTCTCCTATCTATTTTGTAGCCTAAATCCTCTTGAAGTGTTCTTTCAACTTTGGAAGCTTCAGCCACGTCATCGGTTTCAAATAATATTTCGTATTCGCCATTTTTATAACCTTGAGCTTCAATCACTCGCTTTTGTATATTGCTTGTGCACCCAACTTTAACTCCTGGTATATGGTAAATTTTATATTTACCTTTGCTTATTGTTGCTTCCATTTCTTTTTTAATGATTTAATTATATTTAAACTTTCTTCGCTAAGAAATTGACCCATATAGTTGTTTTTTTCAAACCAGTATTTAAATTCCGACGTTGAGTTTTGCTTTGATTGGCTCATGAGGATTATAATCTTTTAAATGAATCATATTATGTGTTGGTATCATTATGAAATTTCCAGCACCCTGTTCAATACGTAGTCCGTAGTCAATTTCCACGTTAGGCAATTCCCTAAAATCACGAGATAATTGCTTTCTAGCTTGGTCGATATGGTTGTTGTAAAGATGACAATCACCAAGTGAAGCAGTAAGCCTCCCAGGTTTATAACCCGATCCTTTTGCCAACATAAGTAAAAGTAAACCATACATGGCAATATCATAAGGCAAACCAAGAAAAACATCAACGGATCGCTGATTCCATAATAAGTCAAGTTTTCCATTATTTATATATATTTGAAAACCATAATGACAAGGAGGAAGTGCCATGTCATCCACATCATTGGGATTCCATAAGCTTGCCATAATACGCCTCGATGTTGGCTCCTGTTTAATTTGCTTGAGTATTTTTTCAAGCTGATCAACACCATTAAAGTTCCTAAGCTGGCGCCCATAAACAGGACCAAGCGTACCATCAGTTCTACCTGACCGCTCATAATCAGCATTCCAGTAAGTAAGGCCATTATTGTTAAGGAAAGCAATGTCAGTACGTCCCTGTAAAATCCATAATAATTCTGTAACCGCATGTTTAAAAAATATTTTTTTAGTAGTTAGCAATGGAAACCCAAGCTCCATATCATGTCTAAGCATTCTTCCAAAGACAGATTGCGTCCCAGTTTTTGTTCTATCCTCTTTTTGTGCTCCGCCGTGGAGTACTCCTGATAATAGTCCTCTGTATTCATCTTGTACGTTTATCATAATAATATTTACACATTTCGTAATAGCTAGGCCATATGGTATTTTTGTCGTATATATGTGGTGCTATATTAGCTTTTTCACCTTTTATATATGGCCCAATATTTATACCAATCTTCCATTTACCAATTTCACCGTTTATACCTAAAGGCGATATTCTTATGTTGTTTCTAACACAGTAATCACGCGCTTTGGTTTCTTCGATAGTAGGATTATATGCTGGCATCCAGTTTTCTTTTTTCTTAGCCATTATTCCCAGGGCATTGATTCGTTACTAAAGGTAGTTAAAGGCATATAATCTCCTGAAGCATGATTCCATTTAAAATGTGCTTCCGCTTGATTTTCTCCTAAGTTTTGAAATTTTACTTTAAGTACTTTGACTTTCACTGAATTATTAGTATAGTCTCTATGTACTAGTAACCCGTGATAAGACGCATCATACCATTCTCCCCCTCCTTTGATATTATACATAGTGGGTTCGTCCATAGTACCATCGTCTTTTTTGTACATTTTAGTTGGGTGTGCTACAACAACCACTAGAACGTCATACTTTTTTGCAAAAGCTTCTATTCTAGCTAAATATTCCATTGTTGCGTCTGGTATAGACATATCAGAAGCACCTTTCATTTTAACTTTATTGTAAGGATCAATTACTAAACATTTAATGCCTTTTCTTTTAACTAATTCCGCACCTTTTTTAAGAACTGTATCTAAGTCATATCGTTCCGCTTCTATAAAATAAAAATTATCATTTACAACTTCAAAGCAACGATTCCACTTTTCAGAGCCTAAATCGCTTTCTTTAGGCATCCAACCGCCAATCTTTCTAATTAATTTATG